CGTCGCATTTGACAACGGCGTCAAAAACCTGCTCCCCGTCTCCGGTCGCAAAAGTCATTGCTTCCACGGGAATTGATATGACCGGAACTTCCAGGGCGATTTTCGTGGTCGAGGGGGCCGAGAGAGATGGTAGGCGGAATGCCACCCGGTTGTATTGCACGGGCAACAATAGCGCAAGACTGGTCGTAGCTCCTACCTGCAAGGCAAGCAGGAGCGTGTTCACCCGCTCATGGATTGCGGGGGTTCGTAGATAGAGCGTCCGGAATATCGGCGTAGGAGCTACGGGCAATTCAAAACGCATCTCCTACACCTCCTCAATCGTTATTGACCACTCGCCCCGATCCTCTACCGGATACCCGGAGACGTCGCATCCTCCCGTGATTTTTGCCACGTATTCTTCACCGTCGCAGTCTGTCCACGTAAACTCCCGCCCATCGAAATAGGGCTCCAGCCAGGCGAGGTCGTCCCCGGCCTGTATCCGCAATACCCATTTTTTCTTTACGCCCCCGGTCAGGGAGATGAGTGTTCCGTCCAGGGATCGCTCGTGCTTACCGAGAGGCACGTATCCCCGGGAATAGTTGTCAGGAGTTGGGGTCAACGTCAGGGGGCTACTATCTACCATAAAGGCGCTCATCGGTTGGCCTCATACGTAAGCTCTTCCATGCTGATTCCTCCTCCGGAACCGCTGCTCCCGGAAGCCTTTTTCAACCGCGCCATCTGCGCATTCCAGGCGTTCACATAGGCGGTTCCTGCGGCGGCTCCGTGAAGAGCTGCCATGCGAGTCATGTTTTCGAGATAGGAGTTAAAGCGGGAAACAAAGGACTCCATCCCCGAAGACATGGTTTTTGAGAAGTTTTCCATGAATCCCGAGAAGTCAATTTCCGTCAGGGCCTTTGCTACGCTGGCAGCACTTTCTTTAATCTCCTCAAAGGCTACGGCCATGGACGCTATCGCCTGCTTGCTTTCCGTCACGGAATCCACAAGCTTTTTCCCCATGGACTCGGTGAGTTCGTTTGCCTTTTCGGCGGCGGCTTTCAGGTGGGCTTGAATTTCGGGAGAGACTTTTTCGAAGGTTTCGGCGGCCTTGCCTACCTGTTCCGGGAGACGTTCGAAGGATTCGCCAAGCTGTTCCGCGCTCTCCACGGAGGGCTTCGCCGTCTCTGAAATGGCGGTGAATGCCTGGGATACGGAATCTCCCCAGGCGGCGAAGTTCTCCGAGATCCCCGAGAAGTTTTCAGAGAGGTTGTGGATCTCCACAGACAATTCCCCGGCGGCTGTTTTTGTGGCGGTGAAGAATTCGTCAGCGGCGAGCTTGGGTTTTCCGTAGCTTCGCTCGATCTCCCCGGAGGCCGTTTCCCACACCACGGAAATGGTGTTCGCCGTCTCTTCAGAAATCTTTACCGTGCCGTCCTTCACCATTCCGAGAATCTTGTTGTAGCGCTCCAAGAGGTCGGTTCCGGTTCCCTGTATCACATCCGGGATCTTGGAAAGAGGCTTTGCAAAGGATTCGTAGACCGCTTCACCGTTTTTCTCGGTGAGGGTAACGATCTCCTCCATGGTTTCGCTCACCATGCCCCGAGTTCCGGAGTGGATCTCCTTCATGGCACGGTCGTACTCTTCCTGTACGTCGATCACTTTTTCAATGGTGCGCTGGAAGGTCTGTCCGCCCACGTCGTAGGAGACGGTGATAGCATCTGCGGTTTCCCGGACGATCTGCATTGTCCCGTCCGCCACCGCTTCCATGGCAGTTTGATACTCCGCTTTTTTCTTCTCCAGCTCCGATTGCTCTTCCTCTGCGAGCTGCTTGCGCATGCCGAGGAAGGCATCAAAGGCTTTCTTCTGCTCTTCCACGGCCTTTTTGGTGAGGTCTGCGGAGCCGTCCAGAGTAGCTGCCATTTCGGAGAGGTACGCCTGTCCAGTCTCCTGCCCGAGCTGCTTCATGGCGGCCGCAAGGAGGTTGGCTCCCTGGGAACCGCCTATGGTGTTGGCCGCATCCTGCACCACACCCATAACCGAGGCGGTGAAATCTTCCTTGGCAATATCGGGGGTCACTCCCTGAGATATGGCCTCTCGCATTTCCAGAGAGGCATTTTCTGCGGCGGCCACAATATCGTTGAGGGCTTTTTCGATGGGGGTTAAGTCCGCAGAGATTGCCAGGGCGCCCGAGAGAGACTCGCCCGCAGCGGTGGCAGCTTCTGACACAGCTTGTGCCGCCGCTTCTCCAGTCTCCTGGATCTTCGAAGCGTCCAGCGAGTTCAGCCGCTCTTGATACCGGGCGAGAGCAATCTCCATCTCTTCGAGTTCCTTGGATTTCCCAAGGTCGCCCACGATCCCGGAGCCTATGCCTGTCTGCAACGTCTCCCGCAACGAGCTTATTCTTTTCTCCAAGTCCTCAATGCCCTTGGTCAGCTCTATTTTCGTGAGCTTTTCCAAGGATTCACCCGTTTCGTCGAAGGCAACAGTAGCAGCTTGAGCGGCCTTTTCAGACTCTTTCATGCTCCCGGAAATAGCCTGAAACGCCTTATACGCCAGGTAAAGCGCCCCGCCAACGGCCACGAGAGGCCCGAGGGTTGCCGCAAGTCCGGCAAAGGCCACCTTGAGGGAACCCACGGCGGCGGTAAGTCCTCCGACTCCGGCGGTAGTGTTTGCAGCGGTACCCATCCCGAGGGCAAGATACGCTGCTTTCGCTGTCTTTGAGAGCGTTCCGAAGGCAGTTCCAAGATGGGAGATGGTGCCGATGATAAGGGAGATTTTCCCCACGGCCCATCCGGTAATGATCGTTTTTGTGATGAGCCCGATATGTTTTGCCAAAAATTCCCACGGCACCATCTGAGCGAACGCCTGGAACGCCCCGGCCACCGCCCGGACAGCGCTCCCCATGCCTCTAAAAGCTTCCCTAAAGGTTTCCGTTTCCATGGAGTTTAGCTTTTCCTTGAAACTCTCCACGGCGTTGCCGGCCAGCCCGAGGCCTTCGCCGAAACCCGCAACGGCCTCTTTCCAGACTCCTGTGGCATCGGCCCATTCGTCAAAGGCTTTAAATATCCCCGTGAGGGTGTCCACGAAGCTTCCCGCCGAGGCGCCAATGGCATCAAAAACGTTGATGAAATTTTCTTCGATAATGGATCGCATGGCCTTCACTTTATTGGCGAAGCTCTCCATCTGAATGTTTACCTGCTCCTGGGTTGTTCCCACTCTCCCAAGCGTTCCGGCGTATTCGTCCAGACTCCCAGAGGTTTTTGCAAGGACATTTGCCACAACCGCCCCACGAGTGCCGAAGATTGTAAAGGCATCAGCGGTAGTCATCCCAGCCTTGGCAAGCTGCCCGAAAATCTCTTGAGCGGATTTCATCTTCCCGCTGACGTCGTAGATCTCTACGCCAAGACGGTTAAGGGCTCTTTGGGCCTCTGCCGAAGGAGTGGAGAGCCGCGCATAAGCCGTTTTCATCCCGGCGGCGATGGTGGAGGCTTCGAGCCCGGCATCAGCCAATTTGGCCATCATGGCCACGGTTTCCTCGATGGAATATCCCATGGCCGAGAAGATCGGCGCTACTTGTCCCATGCCCACGGAGAGCTTTTCCATGTTCAGCATGGAGGTGGAGCACGCCGTGGCAAACACGTCCGTCACGCGCCCTGCATCTTCTGCTTCAAGCCCGAATCCCCGAATAGCCGCCGTAACCAACTCCGCAGTTTCTGCCAGGCCGTAGTTCTGGGCTATGGAAAGAGCAGTAACGTCCTTCGAGGCGGCCAGCACCTCATTGGTGCTCATGCCCGCCCTGGCAAGGGCTTCCATTCCCTGGGCGGCTTCCTTTGCAGAAACAGGAAGATTGGCCCCTATTTCCCGGGCTGCCTTTTCGAGTTTCTCCAGATCGTCCGCAGTGCCCAACGTCACGGACTGCACAACCTTCATCTGGGCTTCAAAGTCCCCGCCGATTTTCAGCGAGGCTGCCACGAGCGCCCCCATAGCGAGAGTGAGATTCCGAACGCCTCTCATGAGCGGGTCGAAGACTGCGCCTGTGGCTTTTCCAAAGCTGGTGAAGTTCGTGCCTATTTTTGTGATGGATTTACCGACGGAATTCAGCCCCGCTATGGCCTGCTGCACGTCAGCACCAACGACTATTTTAATGTCCTTCTTTGCCGCCATCCGGCGCAGCCTCCTTTCTCGCCCATTCTTCGAGAGCGTTGAAGTATTCCGTCCCCTGGAAATACGGCATGTCTAAAATCCCCTCATAGGAGAGCCCTGGGAAGTTTTTCCGTATCGCAAGATCGGCTTTAATTAGCTCCCCTGGGGCAGGCTCTTCCCGATGCTCTGCACCAGGGCTGTGGAGTTTTTTACAATCCCCGGAATGTCGTTCGCCTCCCAGATTGTTTTCAGGAGGGCTATCTGATCCCCGAGGGAAACTTCATCCCAGTTCGTCCCAGGGAAAGAAACCTCCAAAAGCTGAGAGATGAGCTCGTCTGCGGATTCCCCGAGATCCCTTAACACGTCCGAAGAGAGGGATATTTCGCCGCCTGACACCTGGGCTCCGCTTTCCTGGGCTTTCCGGAAGAGTTCCGAAAAAAGCCCGGCGAGATGGAACACGTCCCGCCGGGTCAGGTAGTGAAGCTCCGTTCCCCCGAGACACTTGGGGGCTATTTTCTTACGCAGAAACATGGGCTAACTCGTCAGCTTGAGGCGGCCGAGCTGATCCCCGGTTGTTCTGGAGGAATCCGCAAGGGCGGCAATCGAAACAGGCACAAGACACACGTCGCCGGGCTTGAAGGAGAGGTTCAGGGTGCCGTCAAACTGCGCCCGGTAGAAGTCGATTTCGTAGTGCTTACCGTCGTCTGCATCGTCGGAGATGAACTTCATGGGGAAGGTGAACGTGGCGGTTTTGCCTCCGAAGGAGAGAGTGTTCCCGGAGACGGGAGCGTAAGTGTAGGCCACTACGACGCTGTCGCCGTCCGTGAGATCGCTTCCGTTGATGGAGCAGATCCGGCCTCCAAGGTAGTCCACCCGGTAGTCCGTACCAGCCGTAAGAGTTGTTGTTTCGTTCGCCACGGTTCCGGCGACGGTATAGGAGTTGGTTACGCCAGCAGTCACGGTCAGGGTGTTTGCGGATGTGTCCACGCCGTCCGTGGCGATGGTTGCTGTTTCGGTGGTGGCCCCGTCCCGAAGACGGATCGTATCACCTGCGGTGTAGTTCGCAGCGTTTTCCACGCTGATTTCCGTATCTCCTGCGGTGACGGGAGCGGAGAGCTTCACGGCCAGGTGCACCGTCAGCGTCTCGGAGGCGCTTACCATGGGGTTCTGCAATGCCTGCCAAGACTCGTCAAAAACACCGGAGAGATATTCCCCCACCACTGCCACGGGGGTTCCGGTGGCGAGGCTCTGGGTGAACTGCGGTACGATTTTCCCAAGAACGTTGAGATCCAGCTCCATGGAGTTTGCGGTGATGCTGGCGGCTTCGGACTCCATGATTTTCTTTACGGTCTGCTCCGGAGATCCGCCTTTGATTTCCTTGTAGGTGGGTTCGTAGTTGAACGTTACATCTCCCTGGAGCAGCCCTACATCTTCGCCGTTTGCAATAATTCGCCCCGTGCCAAATGTTACCCGGTTAGGGTCTTTCAGATTAAAAGCCATGTTTTGGCCTCCTTATTTATCCTTTGAACTTGATGGAGACCAGCATCTCCCCGGGGAAAATGGGGAATGAATGTACTTTGTCAGGGGCGTAATCTACGCCTTGTATGTGCGTGATTTCATCTCCCGATATTTCCCCGAGGATTTGCCGGCCAAACTCGTCAGAAAGAGGGCCTCCGGAATTCTCCGAAAGGCCCTCTCCTGTAACTTTTCCGTCTGCTGCTATGGCCCAACCAATCCAGAAGCTTGCGTCTTGCACGGCGCTGTCCGGGTCGATGCTGGCATTGTCTGGAGAGATAGCGATTACAGGGCAGTCGTCTATCCCCGGCGGCGTCATGAGGTCAGGCCACAAAAAAACCTGATGCCTCTTCCCAAATTGGGAGAGGCACCAGGCTTTGATTGATTCGCTTTCGGCGAGAGATTGTCCCCATCGCCGGGTTATCGTTGTAAGGTCATCTGCCACAATATCGCCCCCAAAGAACCGCCGCTTGGCTGGCGGGCATTTTGCGCTTAGTCTGAAGCCGGTGCCATATCACTTCTTCCATGTAGTTGGCAACGCCTCCAACGTTTCGTTGGTAGAATTCCTGATACGGCCCTATTGTTTCTCTGGGCTTCACTTCAATATGTGTCCGGGCTTTGGGGATGTGTACACCTTCTTTATGGAGCTTTGCCCGCAGTTTCGGCGAGAGCTTCCGGCGGAAACCTTCCTCCATGAGCCGTCCGTAATATTCCGCAGATCCTCCGATCCACCCAACTTCCACAAAGTCGCTTCCGGCGTTGTAGCGTAAAAGGCTGTTTCTGCCGGAGACCATGCGCCCCAATGGGCGGTAGCGGCTTTTCGGTTGGTTCCCGAGAGCCCTGTCGAAAGCTTTGCGGACTCTCGGGGGCACCCCCTTCGGATACGGCTTCCCCGCAGGAGAGCCAGACCGTACGCCACGCTCCATCTGGTTTTTCATCTGGAAACCCGCAGACTTCAACACGCTTTTTCGCAGCTCCGGCAGCTCGTCGGCGGCCCATTTCAGCCATGGAGTGGCCTCGTCCTTCCACCGCACTTTCATGCTCATGAGAAGGCCACCCCGTTTCCTGTTAGCTCAAGACAGCAAAGGATTTCCCCGGAGTTGTCCATCCGGGCAATCCTCCACGATTCGCCCCGCACCGTGAGCGAGGAGCCCCGCCATGTGTCCGGGAGATCGTCAAGCGAGATCCAGAGACGGGCGGTGGTCGCAGGATTGCCGCGGATGCCGCCGTTGCCGTCCCGGTCTTCCTGTAGCTCGAAAATCCCCGCAACCTCCGTGCCGTCGGCAAAAAAAACAGGCTCCCCCTCAGAAGAGAGGAGAGCCTGCACATCTCGTTCGTACGCTTCCCGGCGGGTCATAACACTACCCTATCTTTACGGGAACCTCTGTTGCGGTCTCTGCTTTGGCTGCGAAGGCATACCCGGCTTTGGGCGTCACGACGATGTCAATTACAAACTCGTCGCCTACCTCGAAATCCGTGTCCGACACTGCAAGAGTGCAGGAAAAGAGCCCGTTGTTATAGAGAGCGCCCCCCGTCAGGTTCGGGAGAGCACCCCGGATGCTTCCAGTAACGCTAAACGTTCCTGCATCTGCAACTTTTGCGGTGCAGGTGACGGTGAAGGTCTCGCTTTGATCAATTGCCAGAGGAGTGACGGTTCCCATGGCACCAACACCAGCAGTGTTGTCTTCGCCTGCCGTCACGGTCGCCGTTGCACCCCGAGTAGAGACAACCTTGTTAGACGCATCCCAAAAGAGCCGCTGCCCCTGGGCAAATGCTTCGTCGTTCGGGGCGGGCATGGTAAAGACTCCCACCACGTTCACCGCTCCAAGCTCTCCGGCGGCAATGTCGGTAGCCGCAATCCCGATACGCTCATCCAGAACTACCACGTCCCCTACGGAAACCTCCGCAAGAGGGGTGTAGTCCATCGCTTCCCCACGCTCAAGAAACGTGCAAAGCTTACTCATCGCTCAATACCTCCTATGCCCCGGTATTCTTGAGGAGGCCACGCCAGTCAACGGGCTTGGCTCCGCATTCAATCCGGATTTTGTATTCCACTCCATCAACGTTCCAACCCTGCCGCTGCTCCATGTAGGGGCGGCGCTGGCCGTTGAGGTAGTACATTCTTACGGTTTTCCCCTTGCGTGCTGCGAGATACCAGGCAGTTTCGGAGCTGTCGTCAAGGCGTGCATCAAACACAAGCTGGAAGCGCCCGGCGTGGGGGTTCGCCCCGTTCCCGGCCGCAACGGAAGTTCCGCTGTCCAAGGTCACGGTCATGGGAACTCTGCCCTCTGCGAAGAACCGGCGGGCAACCTCTTCGAGTGCCACGGGAGCGAGGAAGAAGACAGGCTGAATGTTCAGGCGACGCTTTCCTCCAATGTCCGTCTGGCGACGCATGGCCTGTACTGCGGTGCCGATCCCTGCAATGGTGGTTTCGAAATCAGAGTAGCTGATGGGCACAGCGTTCGTGGTTGCAAGCAGGTTCCCATGTGCCGAGTGGAAAAGGGCTTTCCCGTCCCCCATGGTGGGGTTCCCGGTGATGGCTCCGTAGGCAAGGTCTCCGAGAAGGCGGCTTGCAGATTCTCCGTGCTGCCGGGGAATGTCGGTCATGGCTCCAAGGTCATCGTTGATAATGGCCTCACGAGTGATGGAGAACATTTTTCCGTACTTGGCAATCTGGTACTGTTCGAAGGTTTCGGTGCGTTCGCCGTACTTGTATTCCCCGCCTTCGGGAATACGCTCGAGGTCGCCAAGCTCCCCAGGGCGTGCCATGGTATGGATCTTGAAGTCCGAGACGCTGCCGGAATCGTCAACCCAAATACGCCAGCTCTCGGGCTCCTGCTCCCACCCGCTCATGAGCGAGAGGTTCGCCACGCTGCCGAGGAGCACGGGCAAGTCGGAAGTTGTGAGAGCACGCCCAACCATCTCCATGGCGTTACCCTTGGAGCTTTGCCCGGCTCTTTCGAGGCTTTCCCGGGCAAGTTCTCGGAGAGAATAGCCCCGGAAGTCTTCGGCCCCAGGGGTCACTTTGTCGAGAGTAATCCCGGCACGAAGGCATACGCCATCTCTGGCGGCTTCCCTGAATTTCTCCCTGCCCTCCTGTCCCACCTCAACGGAGGCCGTTTCAAGCTCTTTCCTCTGGTCTGCCAATGCGTCCAGCACCGCCTTTCGTACCTGGTCAACGTTCGCCCCGGAGCGGACATATTCCGCAGGGTCTACCTCAAACCGGGCGCACATGCTCATGATTTCAGAGACACGCTCGCGCTCTGCGGCTCGTGCCTGCTCTTCAACCTTTGCGGCGTCCACCGCTTCCACATGATTCTCCACAGCCCGAACCTTTTCCTTCTCGGGAGCGGGATTTTCTACAACATTTTTAGGCATTTCTTCCGTCCTTTCTTGTTCTTCGATCTCTTCATACCCTCGCCCAATGCCCACAGAGTCATCCGCAGGGATTGAAACGGGGGAAATTTCCAGGGGTTCCCAAAGTCGCGCTATTTCACACGGGCCGTCGAAACGGCCGCAGGATGATTTTTGCCCGGGCTCCACAACCTCCCAGCGGTGGACCCGATAGCCCACCGATACGCCCTTGATAGTTCCGGAGCGCACTTTCTGGAAAATCCGATCGCTCTCGGGGTCGTCATCAAACCGGACTACGGCCCGGCCTTTCCGGTCTTCCCCAACCCATGCCCGCTCGATACTCCCTATCGGGACATCTGAATTGTGGTTCCAAAGGACAACTCCGGTTTCCCGGAGCCGAGATAACTGGATCTCCTCCTCCCCATGGCCCAGGATTTCGACGCCGTACCATCTACTCACCGGGGATTCAGACGAAAAAGAGAGTTCCACTGTCCTGGAACCCTCGTCTATGGCGCCACTTTCAATTACCGCTTGGCGAAATTGCAGGTCATCCCGTTTCCGGCTTCCCTGTTCCGCCTTCACCTTCTTCGTCGCCAAAGGCCGCCTCCTTTCCTTCTTCCCAAATTAGATTAAGCCCGAGCTTTTCGGCATACTCTTTCTCGTGGGCCATCTGCTCAAGCACTTCTTGCCAGTCCTCGCCCTTTGCAGCGCAGACTTTCGCAAGAGTCGTCATTCCCGCCGCCAACTCCTCCCTGGAAGCCTTCACTTCTTTGAGAGGGTCTATCCAGCTCCAGCCGGGCGCCGTCCAGAAGCAGGTAGTGTATTTTCCCCGATTCTCCCAATAACCCCGGATCTTCACCTTCCCCGAGAGCACACAAGCGTCCATAAACAGCTCCCAGATGGGTTCGCAGAAATGGGTTATCACGCTTTGCTGCGCCATCCTCCACTCCTGCCGATCGTCAAGGTTCCCTTGTCGAATGCTGGAGTAGTTCGCCTTCGAAACGTCCCGAGAAAGGGCCTCGTAGGAGAGCCCCAGGCCAGAGCCGGTATACCGCAGCATCATCTGGAGGAAATCTCCAACGCTGGTGTTTGGCCTTCCCGGAGTCGCAAAGCTTACTTTCTGGCCCTTGCCGAGATAATGCAGCATCCCCGGCTCGATCCCGTCAATTCTTTGCCCTGCGGAGTTCTGCGGCAGTCGCCCCACCGCTGTAGCCGGCATTTCGTCTTCCACGAATCCCGCAAAACAGGCCGCCACTTTCGTAGCCACCACTTCGGCGGTTATGGTTTCCCCGGTATCTTTCAGCCGCTCCATCACAACGGCCAGTTCGGACATCCCCCGGAGTGCGGTGGGTCTCGTTTTGTTGTAGTAATGGAGGATCTTGTCCGCAGGAACCCTTTTCGATTCGTTGCGCCCTGAGTGCAGGAAGAGAGAGTCGATGTTTTCCAGCAGCCAGTAGGCTTGGGGGCGATAGGTTTTGTCGATCTCCACGCCACCAAGCACCGGGCGGTTGTTGTTCCCTTCTGTTTTCATGGAGTCCAGATAGTCGGCCTCGATGAATTGGAGGGATAGAGGGAAGGCTTTTCGCTTGTCCACCACGGGTTTTACGAGGATTTCGCCATCAAAGAAGCGGCGATGCACAAGCATTTGCTGGAGTTCGTAGAACGATGAGCCGCCGGTTATGTCGCAGTTTTCCGGGCGAGTCCACCATTTCCAGACCGCTTCAATTTTGTTGTTCAGGTCAGGGTCTCCGGTGTCCGCCTGGGGACGTATCCCCGTGCCGATGACGTTTCTTTTGATTGCCCGGACAGCCGCCTGTGCTATGTCGCTGTTCCGCTCCAGATCCCGAGCCCGAGCCCGCACACGATCACGATATGCTGCGTCCGTCTCTTCCGGGGTCTGGTTCGTTGGCATCCAGTTAGAGTTCCGGTCGCCTATGGCCGCATCGTAATTGCGGACGGCGTTTATTGCCATTCGAGCCCGAGAACGTGCGAGCCCCCACGATGGGGCGACGTAGTCTATGGCCTTGTCAAGCCAGTTCATCGCTTGTTCCACCGCACAACGGCCCTGTTTGTTCCTGCGCTTCCGGTGTTTTCCTCGTCAATGAGTCGTTTTAGCCGGAGGATTGCAGCCTGTATTTCCCGCAAGTCTGCCCGGCGAAATCTGCGCCCGGCTATTTCGTATTCCTGCCCTCCTTCTAGGATTGCCTGTTCCGCAGCTTCGTACATGGCAAGGCGTTCTATGTTCGTCAATGGGTGGTTCACCTCCTTTCAAAAGGCACAAAAAAAGCCCCCCACGCCCGAAGGCGTGGAGAGCTTATCTTCCTCGTTGCATCCATCCGCTCCGCTGTTTCGGCGGTGGGGAATATTTCGCTATTGCGGCGGCCTCTTCTTCGTCGTCAGCCACCACGTGCATTCCCAAGACTCGGGCGGCGAGAGTGGCGTACACTTCGCAGTCCAGATAGTGGTTGTCTGCGTGCTGTGACACGGGGCGCCATTCGTAAGTTATGGCTCCCGTTCGCCGATCCGTGACGGCCACCTTGACCTCGGAAACCACCTGTTCGGCGTAGTCCGCGGTGACGTTTTTGCAAACCATCCAAGAGCCTCGTGAACCGGGTGGCTTCTGCATTCGCCCAAAGATGAAGTCCTTGAGTAGGTCGGTGTTCGTCTCGTACCTTTCCATGTTTGTGAGGCGCTCGATTT